GTAATTTTAAACAAGAAAACCGGAGCAAGGATGTTGTAGAAGCTGTAAATGTCCGCCCAGCTCCTAAAACCATGCTACTAAGTGAATATCAAAAATCACAATCACTTAACAAAAAGACAGATATTAGTAGTATTCCTTGTAGTACAATTACATTAGAAGTATCAAAGACGGTTACAAATAGTGAATCAGAGACCGATAAACCAAATGAGTTTTGGAATGATATTTATGATTTTAGTGGTGAAAAAGAAGCCCTCTATTGGAACCATAGTCTATCGAAAGAAACCATGATTAAGCTACTACAGGAACAAGGTACAATTAAATTTAATCCTATCCAGTATTATCGCAATACTATTGATAGTCAAGATTCTATGGTTAAAAAGATGATTGAACGAGTTCATATGCGCATTGTACAACAATTTATTAAGATTCTAGAACCTCTAAATGTCCATAATATTGAAAAGTCTGTTGTGGATGAAATGGTTAAAGTCGCAAGTAAAACTATCGGTGACGCACCTATTGCCGAATCAACCAAACTATCACTTATTGACACGTACAAGAAGGATCTAAATGATTATCTCACCAGTAAGAAGCCCGAATTGGCCCATCGTTACTGCTTCAAGTACAAACAACAGTTGAAGTTCTTAGAAACCATGAGTGAACAATTAGATGATACTAAAGCTATGAGCAAGTATTATAAGGCATTGGTTAACAAAAAAACAGAAGAACTAATTGTAGATGCGGTTCTTAAAAACAAGCCGTTTCAGTTTAAGGAATTAGCACATGTAGATAAAACTGTAAAAAAGGATTTCAAATTCCTAGCAAGTCTGCCATTTGATAGCAAGTACTTTATTCGTCAGTTTCAGTACGCACTTATTAAAACCTATCTAGAGACAGAACAAGCCACTCTACAAAAGCAGGTAGATGGTACCAAAGATGAAAAGAAGAAAAAGTCTGCTAGCAAGAATCTAGCAAAGCTCTCTAAAAAAGTAGAAGATTACGAAGAACTTATGGAACGTCTTGATACTATTATGAATGCTAAATTATATCCTATTCTAGATTCTCAAAACGCCGAGAAGATTACTAACATGGAAAAGGATTTGGACCTGTTTGAATACCTAAATGCTAAAGACAAGATTATTTCAGAACAAAATATTGGTACCATTGAGCTACAAAAGAAAGCCGATTTAGCTATTCTTACTAGTATCGAAAATATTGATTATGACAGTCCTAGTATCACCGAAATTTCCAACTCACTTGGTTCTATTTACATCTCGGCTAATAAGGTTTTAGCAACAGTTAAATTGTTTATTAAGTTCACTAAAAATCTGGTAGATGCTGGTACTAATGTAACACCTTCTATGCTAAAGGTTTACATTGAAACCTATACCTACATCATCAACTATTTAGAGGATAAAGATGTAGCAAAGGAGTTTAATAAACTAGATGATGAACTACAAGAACAGTACGAAGAGGTACTAGAAAAGGTTCAGAAGTATTTCAAAAAGACAGGACTAGATCTCTATGAATACCAAATGACGCACCTATACGAGTACCTTTCGCCACTTTCGCACTTCGATGAAAAGCGCCCGAAACTCGATCAATGGCAAAAGGATGTATTTGAAATGATGGACCATCGTAAAAACGTCATTGTTATTGCTCCTACCTCTAGTGGCAAGACGGCCCTATCAACCTATTGTAGTCTTATCTCTAGTCATGTACTATTTGTGGTACCTTCTCCGGAATTGGCACGGCAGGTGTGTGGTATGATTCGAAACCTGGTCCATAATAACAATCTAAAGAAGCATATCTCACTAATCACGGAGAAAGATACATACCATGATAGTACTGATAGTTTTGATATCCTAGTTGGTACACCGGGTGCCCTAGAGTCCTATTTTGTCGAAAATAATATCCAGCCAAATATTTTTGACTACATTGTATTCGATGAAATCCACCAACTAAATCAGGATATTGTTGGTTCCGAACTAGAACGCTGGATTAAGTGGTTGACCTACAAGACTAAGACCAAGTTCTTAGCCCTATCTGCCTGTGTAGGAAATTCGGAACAACTACACAAGTGGTGGGGGCAATTTGTAGAAGACATTGAACTAGTCTTTTGTAATCGCCGTTTTCTACAACAACAAAAGTTTTTATGGTCTAGTAGTGAAAACAACCTTACTAAAATCCATCCCTTAACTGTATGTAGTATGGAGTTTCTACAGGGTAATGGATTTATCGACGGTGAAGTTGTAAAATCCGACATGTCATTTACACCCGATGAACTCTATAACCTATATAGTAAACTTAAAAATCATGCTAGTTTTCCTAGTGAGCTACACCCGGCCAAATATTTCAAAACTATTCGACTGACCCTAGATATGTGTAAGGAATGGGAATGGTCCTTAAAGAAACTAGCACAGAAGATGTCTAACGAGGCTCAGGAATTTGTAGAAGGTGTTTTATCTGGTTACCGCCAGGGGCTTTCTAAACAAATAGAAGAATCAGATGTTGTAGATTTGTACAAACTGTTGAAAGAACTACAGACTCGTAATATGTTGCCGGCTATTCTGTTCCGACTAGATCCTGGTATTTGTCAACAGAAATTTACAGAGCTTGTACTATATCTAAAAGAAGAAGAGTCTCGTGTATATCCAACCTATTATGATGACCTCAAATTCTCTAATGAGTCCTACCAGGAATATCTACGAAAGGATAAGGAACTAGAGACCCTCAGCATTTCCGATGATACTATTAAATCTGGAATGACGGTTCAATCCTATATTGAAAAGCGTAAAGCTGATCTTAAAAATAGCCAACTTGCCCTATACCAAAAGAAGTTTTTTGAACTTATGAATAGTCATATAGCTTATTGTAAAGAACGGTCTGGTCTCTTAAAAGACAGTAAGGATTTAGACGACGCCACTAAGGATAAGATGCTAGATAATTATAAACGGCAGATTCAGCATTACAATAATGAAATTAGTCGGGTACAATCACTCTCAGAGATACATCCGGTTAATATTTATCGGCCGCATCCAGAATTTACCTTTCTTGAAGAGTATGTAGATAGCAATCATATCATCGAATACCGCAAGCAATTGATGAACTACATGCGTGAAGAAAAAGAGGCGCAACACAAATTTAGTTCGGATAAAAAGAGTGGTGGTAAAGAGGGCGAAGATGGTGATAATGGCGAAAAAGAAACCGATGTAAAGAATGCCATTCGTAAAGAGACCTATGTTTCCTACGATCATCCATTTATGATTGGTATGGAACGCGGTGTTATCCTATACCTAAATCGCCTACCTACACCATTTCAGCGTGTAGCACAAAGTCTTATTGCTAGTACTGTGCGGTTGGCACCAATTACATTTAGTGATCAGTCCTTAGCTTTTGGTGTAAACTATCCTATTCGTACGGTTATTCTAACGGGTGGCTACATCAATCCTATTGTAGCACACCAAATGATTGGTCGTGCCGGTCGTCGTGGCATTGATCCTAAAGGCTACACTGTCTACTATGGTGTCGATTGGGAAACTATTATTAAAGAGAAGTATCTAGAGGTAAACGGTAGTACTAGTATTGACGGTACTATTTGGCCCATGCCCTATCTATGGACTAACCTAGAAGATAAGTTTGATTTGGTATCGAAATATCACCTAAAGGATTATGTGGAAGGCAATAATATTCTCGAAGAAAAGTACCAAACATTCATTGGTGATATCGAAAGAATGTTTAACATGTTTGGTGATCAATATAATAGTGAATTACTAGAAGGGGGAAATTTTGAACAAATGGTGTTGGATATTTATAAAAACAAACACATTGGCATTCAATCTATGATGCTCCCAGTACTATTAGAAGAACTTAGTCGCTGGAAGTATTCCGCTAAAAGTCTACATGGATATGAAAAGTGGAGTATTATCCAGATCTTAACAGCATTTTTGAATTGCGATTTCGGGAATGGCGAATTTAGTGAAATGACGCGCAACAAGTTTTCGGTATGGACTAATAATGTTGGCGATATTATCCAAAAGTACAAAAAAACTGTACAATATACACCTATTCGACTAGAAGAAAAGATTACCGAAAAAGAAGTAGAATATTGGTTTAGCATCAGTAGTCTATTGTCAACACTATATAGTTTGTCGAAAGATTCTAGGGGCAATCATATGCGGAAACTCATTAGCTCATTGTTCTATGATATCAAAACTCGCCTCAAGCGTGTAGCATTTTAGTTTCTGATGATACAAAAGTAAAATAAAAACAATAAAAATAATAAAAATAATAAATAATATATAGATTCATAAAATCTATAAATTACTTTACTTTGACCAATAATTCTAAAAAGATTTATTGGCATTTAGCTAAATATTCTTGATAGGTAGCTTCAGCGGCTTCTCCTAATTCTTTTGTTTCGTTTATTAAATTAGGGTCATTTACAGACATTTCACCTAATTCTTGAGCACGTTGTTTTTTAGATGTATAGTTGTTGTATAGTACCATACATTTGGCTGCTTCGACATTACTCATATTTTTAGTCTTAGTATCGGTCCAATTGGCAACCTTTCTTAGTTCATCGATTTCCATCTTAGAGTACATTGGTGGTGGTGGCTTAACACCTAATCTCTTGGCATCTTGGGCTAATTCTTCATCTTTTAATTGTTGTTTAGCAATAACTACTAGTTTTTGTTTAGCTTCATCGGCGCGCTTCTTCCTTTCATCATTTACAGTTTTTATCATTTCTCTAAATTTTTTGGAGTTTTCCGCCACCGTTTGGTCTTGTAATCCCTTATCTCCTTTAATAGTGGCAACACAAGTATCATATAGTTTCTTTAGACGGGTGGCAACCGTAGAATTTAATGAATCATACCTATTGTCTATTATTTTATCTAAATTGTCTTGTCTATTTGTATTGTAATTTTCTTCATAGTATTTACAACTTCTAGCTAATGTTCCTATTGTTTTTACATCATAAATAGCTAATTTACCAACTTTAGGAGATATTAAACTAATCTTTATTTTCTTTACTAGGAATTCACTATTGTACTTCTTGTCAAATATTTCTTTGTTGTACTTTATAATAGCCTTTTCAGTATTTACTATAGCACCATTAGCATTATCCATTTCTATTTGTACCGTAATTTCTTTATTGTCTAGTAGGTTGAAATGAAGTACTAGTTGTTCTAGTTCTATTTGGTTCTCTAATTCCATTTCCCAATAACTATTCTCCTTCATTTGTGTTGAACTAAATGTTTTATCATTTCCATCTATAGCAAGTTTAGATTCAAACTCTATGCTTGATTGCTTACTTACTACATTTTTAGATTTAGCCCAATCCTTCATACTATAGTCTTTTGGTACAACTTGTTTTTTAGGCGGTTCCGGAACAGTCCGTGGGTTAGGAGTAGGAAGAAGCGGTGGAACCGTAACCTGTTTATCAGCAGTAGCAACAGTAGCACCTGTAGCAACTGTAGTAGTAGCAGCAGTAGCACCTGTAGCAGGCATAGGAAATTCATGAGTGTGATTTAATAGTTTTTGGATTAATCCTTCTTGTCTTTGTAGGCGTTTTTCCATGACACTTTCCATATGTTTATTGGCAGCCTGGGGTTGCTTTTTACAGCACATGTGGCAGTAATTACAGCCAAATTTGGCCTCCTTGGCCTCTATTTTAATCGTAGGGGAATATGTGTAACCATTACCACCATCTAAAACATTGATACTTACCACACGACCATCCTCTATTACTGCCTCGGCTCTAGCACCATTTCCACCACCACCAGTTATAGTAATATTCGGTGGTACTTTATAACCACTACCCTGACTAGTAATACCTATATTTGTTACCATAGTATTAGATAAGAATGCCATACCCTTAGCACCAAAACCTGTGTCTATGGGTACAAATTCTAATTTAGTACCATTTGTGTATCCAGAACCCTCATTGACAACATTGACACCAATTACTTTTCCACCAGAAATTAGTGATTCCGCTACAAACCCCGTACCCTTACCGTTAATAGCCATAATACGAGGAGGTACCGAATAGTTCTTACCCGTTTTGGCTATTTTCACATCGGTAATACCACCATTTTCATCTACTACCGGAATAGCCTTAGCACCTACACCAGCCGCTACATTACATGTAGCATTCTTAGCTACACCTCCAGCACATTTTAATGTAGATAATTCATTACCCATAGAGGCACCGGCGTAGACAGGAAAGGCGTCAGGACATTGCCAATCAGATTCGTCATTAGAACCTACAAAAATACAACTCTTTTCGCCAAATGTACCCGGGTCACCTTGAATACCTCTAGGACCTTTAACACCGTCCTTACCACGTTCACCTATAGCACCCTTCTCGCCACGGTCACCCTTGTCGCCTCTATCGCCTTTTTCACCACGCTCACCACGGTCACCTTTATCGCCCTTATCGCCTTTAAGGCCACGTTCACCCTTCCCGCCTTTAGGTCCTATAGGCCCAGAGTCACCCCTATCACCTTTCATACCTGGTAAGCCGCGTTCTCCGCGCTCACCAGCTGGCCCAAGGGCACCACGTAAGCCTTGTGGGCCTCTAGGACCCATACCGAAACCTTCCTTTATTATTGGGCTGTTTGTTTTCTTATAGTTGTAGTATACTACATATATAGAGAAAAGTACCAATAATAACAGATATAAATTTGTATACTGTGTTGACATACTACTATTAATACAGTACAAAATAAAAATAAAAATAAACATAAACAATTATCAATCGACATTAAAATTATTATTTTGTATAGATGCCGATTTTACAATAGGAAAATAGTTGTAAGAGCCTAAAATAGGTGTAAATGAAAATACAGTATGTCTTCGAACTTCATTGTAAAGTATTTGTGTAATACGTTGCCGTATTTCATCTAGATTATCTAGCCCATCTACATGATTTGATGGTTTTATTTTTAGCAACTCATTCATTAATTTCAACAATTCTCCGTGCCGCTTCTCCAACTTTTCATAATCATTCTCTAGTTTTTTATTGCGCTTCTCTAGTTCACCTATATGATTATTTAGTGATTCTAGATGTTTTTCCCTATCTTCATCATTACAAACAAGTACAAATGATTCCTCTATATGAATACTGTTTTCCATAGAGTTATCACTGGATGTATTTTCTCTATCTATTATATCCATTTCTTGTTAATTAATATATCTATAATTGATATATATCTATAATCATTTTAAATAATTTATAATAATAAGTTCGATTCAAGATTCGTTTTATCTTGTATACCTCTCCTACTACTAAAGTTACTATTCATTATAGTATCAATATATACTATGAATTCTAGTGTAAAACTATGGTCTCCTACATCATAAAAACTGTTATCTGGATTTCTAAATTGGAAATCAACAGCTACTAGATGATCTAGGGGTGTAGTATCAAAAACAGTTAAACTATGATCAATGTGGCCATCAAATATTACTGTTGTTGGAGAAGGAGTGGCATCTAGTTGTACTTTAGCGAATATATTTTCGACCCTTTGAAACTTTTCTATCTCGGTTAAAGCTTTACTACAAATAAAAAAATAAGGAAAACCTGTAGTTGCTGTATAGGGTATCTCGGAACTAATCATTTCTACATATTTAATATTTTGTAACTTAAATGGTAAAAATACACTATAATCATAAGCATTTGGATATAGTTCGGTATCTCTAGTTCTACTATCAATATTTATTATAATTTTTTTTATATGTAGTCTTCTATCGGCGTCATTGTTTTCATAGTATTTAGGCATATTGCCACGTTCCATCATAGTATCCATATACTCAGCATTCGTATTGACATCTAGTGGATCCGATATCTTGTCTTTCTTTTTTAGATATTTTCGAAATTCATTAGCTGTCTTAGTATCATATCTTTTTTCATTTTTTAGTTTAATTTCTGGATAAGGACCTAGTTGTTCGGTTTTATAGGGCATTTCAGCATTTCTGCGGAAATTAAAGTCAACTCTAGTAGATTGTTGATTACCATTTTCTGTTAATACAGCAATAGGATAAAAGGCATTTGTTACCAATAGATCTTCTTCCATTTTACTTACTAGTGGATTCTTAGAAAATAAATGTCTTTGTGGAACTTAAGAATATAATTTTATAGCCATAATATAGTAGTATTATGGCTAAGAAAAAATCTAAAATTGTAAAGGTTAAACCTGCAGCTAAACCAGTCCAGCGCGAAGACCCATTTCAATTATTCTTCTATCATGTAAAAAGACTTCCATGGTATTTCATTAAATTCTGGGACTGGCTTTTTACACTCATCACAGCTCTTATTGTTTATTTAACTAGATAACCTATCGGTTAAATTCATGCCCGTATTAACAACAAAACCCATCTGGTCTAATAATTCAAATCCATACTTTTTAACTATCATTTCTATAGGAAAGCTAGCTCTATCGCGACCTGTAACAGGATTCATCATAACCTTTTTACCCTGTCTAAATAAATAAAACATGTATCTATGATTCATTGTTTCTTGGGGCGGATTAGGCGGAGAATATTGAGCCAATTCATCGGCATTTTCACAATCACCCTTTCTGTTAAAATCTATGTTAGCTACCCACCAATGTAAATATCCAGTACTTCTATTGTCTGGATTTCCACGTAAATCCCAGCAACCATATGGCGCATCTAGGTCCCACATAACAACACTATATAATTCACCCTCTTGTTTCTTTAGAAGCTTTAGGCATGGTACTGGTTTAACACGGTATTGTTCTACAACATCAAGGCGCCAACCAACACTATAGCCACCAACTTCGTTAATATCACCATAAGTTATTTCCATCATTTATAATGTAGTTAGAAAACAAATTGATTTAGAAATATCATATATTTATAAATTAATTACAATTGCTATTATGAGTAATACACCACACGCACAAGCAGCCACCGTTTTAAGCCGTAGAGGTTATGTAATACGTAAAGAATGCCTCGATGAACAGGAATTACAAAGGATTCGAGAAGAACTAACTTTTACTAATGGTGATGAATTTAATCCATATGGTGCCGCTCCCGAAAAGTTTCCGATTTATGCCGAAAATGATGCCAAAATTTACCTACCTCGCTACTACGGCCTCGACAATTACGGTGATCCGGAGAAGATTGACTATAGTGGAGCTAAATATCCGGTTACTAGTGATATGATTAGTACACCTTTTAGTTTTAATGGTTCGCTCCGCGACTATCAAGAAGAGGCAATCAAGAAACTTTTCAAGCACTTTAAAACTCCGGGTAGTGGTGGTATTATTTGTATGCCTTGTGGATTTGGAAAGACTCGTACAACCATTTACTCTATTTATAAACTTAAAAATATGTTTTTAGAATGGAAAAAGCCTTTTAAAGTCATTATTGTTGTTCATAAGGAATTCTTAGGTAATCAATGGCGCGAAAATATCAACACTCTTATCCCAGAGGCTAAAGTGGGTATTATTCAGGCCGATAAGGTTGATGTAGATGGTAAGGATATTGTAGTAGCCATGTTACAATCCTTGAGCATGAAAGACTACCCAGATAGTATGTTTAACCAATTTGACTATGCCATCTTCGACGAGTGTCACCATTTGGCCGCCAAAGTGTTTTCTAAAGCTCTACTTAGGATTGGCTCTAAGTATCTATTAGGCCTTAGTGCTACCCCTAGCCGGGCCGATGGTTGCCATGACATCTTTTATCACTCTATCGGCCCTATTGTGTACAAGATTGAACGCCCTAAGAATGATAAGGCACTAGTTCATAAAATTGTAATTAATAGTGACAATGATAATTATTACAGGGAAGAGGTTAACAAATACACCGGTACTAAAAATATGGCAGCCATGGAGAATTCCTTATGTGCCTTTCCTGATCGTAATAAACTTATTGTAGAATCTATGCGGAAACTACTAGAGAGTGAAGATGGTCGTAAAATTATCCTATTTAGTAGCCGCCGCGACGATAAGCATCTAGGATTTATTAAAGAATTACTAGATGCCGTTCCTATTATTAAAAAAAATGGTGAAGTGGCTACATATGGCTACTATATGGGTCGTAAAGCAACTAGTAAGAAGAAGCACAATGAGGGTTTGAAAGATAGTGAGAGTAAGGATATTATTATGGCCACTATTTCAATCGGCAAAGAAGGTCTGGATATTCCTAAAATCAATACCATTATTTTTGCTACACCTATCAAAGGCTTCGAACTCAAAAAGGTGAATGGTAAAATGGTTGAATCCCAAACTACAATTGAACAAACTATTGGCCGTATTCTCCGCGAACCACCGCAATTTCGCACCCATATTCCTATTGTCATCGATATTGTCGACAACTTTTCCAACTATATTAAATGGTGTTACACTCGTAACGCATTCTACAAACGTGTAGGTTATCCTATGACCCGCAATGTAGTTGTATTAAATAAGGACCAGGCGGGTAGACAAAAGTATAATCTAGACTTCTTGACGAACAATGATATATTCCATGCTAGTGAAGCGGCTATTAAAGAGGCTGTAGAGGGTATAGAGCGAGAAGATAGTTCTATGTCTAGTGATTCTAATGTAGAAGGTGCTTGT